CGACGACTACGGTCCGAACTTTATGGAAGCCAACGCAGTCTTCACTCACGCCTTCCGCGCAAAGATGGCGCGCCTGTCTGCCGACGTTAGAGACCCGAAGGGTGCCAAGTATCTGATGGACCTCGGCAAGGAGCAGTTGGGAGAGCACCAAGACAAGTTGATCATGGGCATTGAGCGGGGAACCATTGATGTCGCCGACATTGATCGCGCCGCCAAAGCTTATCGCGTAGGCCCACGCAAGAAGGTTCTGCATGCTGCTGGCCTCACTAACGATCCTACGTTCATTGATGTTGGCGGTGCTGCGGGTGACTTCTCCAACGCCAAGGCGGCGTACGATGCTACGGTCGCGACGGTCAAGAACCCAGTACAGCATACAAGCAGGGCGATGGAGCTTCTTGAAGATAAGATTTTCAATGCGTTCGCTCCGATCCGTCGCCTTGAGATGAAGACCAGAGGCAAGCTCGGCATCGGTGCCGAGAGTGCTTACAAGTCTGCAGAGAACGCAATCAACGACAGCGGAAGGAACGAACAGTTACTCTTCCAAGGCGCTGCCAAGCTGGGTCAGCACGGCGACTTGGTTCCTGCTGAGGGTACTGTTGGCCTGCGTACAATCTTTTCCAAGGCGCAGGAAGGTGTTGCGTCAAATGAAAAGGGTCAGGCTCTGGTTGACTGGATGGGGTACATGGTCGCCAAGCGAGCTGAGGGATTGAAGGCTAAGGGCTTTAAGGTTCCGATCACGGATAGTCAGATTGCGGAATACAAATCCAAGGAGACGCCTGCGTTTAAAGAGGCTGCCGATATGTGGCGCGCTCACAATAACGCCAACATAGATTTCCTTGTGGACACAAAGAGGATCACCAAGGCTCAGGCCAAGGGGCTTAAGGCAGACGCAGCGTTCGTCCCGTTCTACCGCTCCGATGCAAAGCTGGCCGACGGCACCAACCCAGACCTTGATCTTTCTATGTTGAAGAAAGGCGGGGGCGGTGGCGGCAACATTATGTCCCGCGACCCGAACATTAAAAAGATGATCGGCGGCGACAAGAAGGCCATCGATAATATATTGATGAACATGCAGAAGAACTCGCAGGCCTTTGTCGCAGCAGGAATGCGCAATCAGGCAGCGAACCTGACCTTCGATCTGATGATTGAGGCAGACTTGGCTAAGGGTGTTAAGGGCAAGCCCAGCAAGAAGCCATCCGAGAACGCGGTCGCCGTCTGGCGTGACGGCAAGAAGGAGTGGGTCGTCATTAAGGACCAGAGCGCGGTTCCTCTTCTTGTCGCTATGGCAGGTCTGGAGCCTGTGCAGTTGCGAGGCATAGCTTCCATAATGGCTACTATAGGATCGGTGTTCCGTCAGGGGATTACGCTGACCCCTGCCTTCATGATACGGAACGGAATTCGTGGAGCTGTAGCGGCTGGCATCTTAACCGGAGGTTCCAACCTTGGCTGGACGCACAACACGCTGACAGGTTTCAGGGATAGCTATAGGAACTCCGCAGCTACGCAGGCGTTCAAGTCTTCGTCGGGCATGGGTGACTATAAGTTTGGCGGCGCTGATTTAGGGCTGGGTCGGAACGACATTCTGGCGGAGTTCGGTATTGGCAAGAAGAGCGTAGGTTATCGCATTCGGAAGTTTATGGAGGGTGCCGAGAAGATCGGAACCGCAACAGAACTTGCGGACAGACTTGCTGTCTACAACAACTTGATTGCTAAAGGCGTTCGCGCGGATGAAGCAGCCTATCAGGCTAGAGCGCTGATGGACTATCAAAGGAAGGGAAGCAGTCCAGCGCTTAGGGCGTGGTTACCTTTGGTTCCGTTCCTGAACGCAAAGCTGCAAGGCCTGTCCCGTATGGCCGAAGGCGGAATGAATTCCCAAGGCGAGGGCTTCGGACGAATATCGCGCGCTCAGGCTATGAAGCAGCTAATGCTACACGGCGCAGTTCTGTCGATAATTTCTGGCGCTCTCTGGGCGCTGAATGCTTCGGATGAAGAGAAGAGAGAGAAGTACAAGGCCGAGCCTCTGCATCGTCGCTTGACGTATCACGTTGTTTACGTCGGCGACAGGACGCTGTTGATACCAAAGGCCTTTGAGCTTGGTCATCTTTTCAGCACCATCCCAGAGCTGTTTGCCGACGCGATGGTCAACGATATGGACGAGGTGGGTGAGGGCGTCACGAAGATTGCCAAGGACACGGTCATGTTCAACATGATACCGGCGGCGGTTCTCCCCATGATCGAAGCGTACCAGAACAAGAGCTTCTTTACGAAGCGGGACATCGAAGGGATGCGCGAGAGTAACCTTAGGGCAAGGGACCGAGTTACCGGATCAAGCTCTCTGGCCCAGTTCATTGGCCGCACCTTGGGTGTTAGTGATACGTTCAAGGTCAGCCCCGTGATGATCGAGCATGTGCTCGGTTCGTACGGCGGAGCTTACTGGAAGACCTTAGCGTCGGGGATGGACGTGGTCGCGGGGGAGATGGGCATAGGCTCTGCACCTGTCGGCGGCGCGTTCGGTGACGCTCCTGTCGTAAGCAGCACCATGCAGCGGATGTTTAGCTCCATGCTCAAGATGAGCGAGCAGGACACAAACAAGTACATGCAGGATTTCTACGAGAACAAGCAGTACATCAAGCAGATTTACACCTCCGCGCGTGAAGCTGCCAAGAGCGGCGATATCGAGTACGCAAAGAATTTGTTGGCAGAAAATCCATCAACTGCTGCAGCGTACAAGATGATGAATAATGCGGAGACAGGGCTTAGGGACCTCAACAGAGAAATACGTATGATCCGAGCGGACACCAAGCTTACACCAAAGCAAAAGTCTGCAAGGATCGGGCCTTTGATACAAGCTCGTAACAAGCTGGTTCGTGGCGTTAACGAGGTGATCGTTAAGCTGGAACGGGCGCAAGGTAGAACATTCGCCGAGGGGTCGTGACCTATGAGGATGCTGCGCCTTGGTGAGGTGGACAAGCTAACGAAACAGATCGAGGCAATTAAGTCTCGTAACTTTAACCCCCTCGCGCAATTCGAGGAAATCCCCTCGCCCATAGAATTGGGCATGGCATATCTCGGTCATTCGCTTGACGCTTGGCAGACAAACTACTTGGAGATGGCACCCGAATGCAGCCGCATCGCGATTGCAGCATCGCGTCAGTCTGGGAAGTCTACGGTCACAGCGCTCTTCGTGGCGTGGTGCTTGATGTTCATTCCGAACTTTACCTGCGTCGTGGCATCCCGATCTCTTAGGCAGGCGTCCTACTATCTGGACAAGGTGCGGGAGATTGTCTTGATGATTATTCCCCGAAGTTCCATGCCACAGCTAAACAGACTGAGCATGGAGCTACCCAACGGTTCGACAATTATCTCAATCCCCTGCGCGCAGCCTGATGCCGGTCGAGGTTTCTCTCCGCATCTGATCCTTCTGGACGAGGCTGCGTTTGCGCCAGAGGCTTTGTTCACTGCGATCACTCCTTCGGTTGCGGCGACGCACGGTGCGATCCACATGATCTCGTCCCCTAACGGCAGGGCCGGTCGCTTCTTTGATGCGTTCGAAGGCAAGAGCCGTGACGTCTGGACAAGCCAGCGCGTTCGCTGGACCGACTGTCCGCGAATAACGCAGGACCAGATGGACATTGAAAAGATCGCGATGGGTGACCTGTACTGGCGGCAGGAATTCATGGCGGAGTTTGTCCAGCCGATGGGCGCGTTCTTCGGGCACTCTGCCCTACTCTCCCTTGAGGAGGAAGAAGCCGAGGACTTGACTGGACTTGACCTGCGCGAGATGGAGGCGGTGCTATCGGAGGATATGCCTATGGCCAACCCATCAAAGGAAGACTTGCGTGCAGCTCTGGATACTGCGGACCGCGTTAACAGGCTTCTGTATGATTAATTGTTTAATTGTTTTTATTATAGCTGCTCAAAGTATAATGTTAAGTTTGACGTTAGTCTTATTGAGATATGGAGAGATTTGCTTTGGAGGTATTTAACTCCACGAAAGACTTAAGAGATCGCGGCTACGCGATGAAGGACCCGCCGCTAACGCTGATCGCCTACGATCCTGCAGGTGACGGCGCGGACAACGACGCGGTAGTGATTGTTGCGCGAGAGGAGTGGCGGCGCGGAGAGCTGCACGATCCCGATCTGGCGATGGAGTTTATATTCCGTATTCATCTAGCCCAACGATTGCCGAAAGACTGGGAGTTCCCTGAAAAGCTGGCCGGAATTCTAAACCTTAACAAGCTGGCCCTTCGCTGGCAAAGGCAGGGTAAGCAGTACGCGCACGTGATCGGCGTTGAGACCAACGGGGTTGGCTATGCAATGGCCTCCTCCCTTAGAAAGAAGACGCAAGCACCAATCATAGGATATACGACGGTGGCCAACAGCACCGACACCGCGTTCAAGGGCAACAATATCTCGATGCCTCGCCTTGCCGCCTTGGATAACCTGAGGGTCCAGACAGAGCTGCATAAGGTAAAGGTTGCCAAGGACGCAATAGGCGGCAGAGACCTAGCTTCAGAAATGAACGCTTTTGTTTGGGCTGGTAAGAATAGACCCGAAGCTATGAAGGGAGAGCACGATGATCTTGTCATGGCCTGTGCGGGTGCGCTATGGATAGGCTGCAAGCTTATTCCGCCTGTTACAAAGCAGATGAAGCTTGATCCAAAGCGTGGTCTCCATCGCGCCCCGCAAGGGTCTATGAGATTGAATTGAGGAGATAGAAATGGCTGACGGTGCTAGAACATTCACGGATCAGGACAGCGGCGATCTCATACTCGACGACGGGGCTGTTGCCTTTGAGACCGCCGACATCGGCCCACACTTTGAAAATCTGATTACTTCGGTGGTTCCGACCTCGGTAGTCGATGACCTCTCCTCAATGCTCACGGAGCAGATTAGCTGGGACCAAGACGGAAGAACCGAATGGGAAACCAACCTCGCGAAGAACGTAGAGCTGCTGGGTCTCGGCCCTGAAAGCGCTGCTGACGCAGACGACAGCTACGAGAACGCCGATACCTCGGACAGTCCTTTAATGCTCACAGCCCTGCTTCGCTTCCAGTCAAAGGCATTGTCCGCAATGCTGCCTATGCCCGATAGAGTTTGTCGGACAGAGAGCGCAATCGATCTTGATGCCGTCGAAGACCCGAAGGAGGCCGAGCAGCTCAGGGAAGATATCGACAGCGCGGGACGCAGGGTTGAGAAGTTCGTCGCCGATTACCTGCTTAATGGCAACCAGTCATACCGATCCGAAACCGACCGCTTGCTTTACGAGTGCGGGATGCATGGCGTTGGTGTGAGGAAAGTCTACAACGACCTGTCTCGTGAGGCCATGCCGACTAGAGTAAAGCAGATAGACATTAACCGCATCATCCTGAGCTACGACACCAAGAGTTTCACCTGCGGTCGGATCACGGAAGTGATCGACATGCCGACGCCGGACCTTATCCGAAACCTTAGAAACGGAACCTTTACTGCGAGGGATATTTCCATTGAAGATGGAGGAGAGAGCGAGGGGCCGCTGACCGAGGCCGAGGACCGCATCTTCGGTTACACGTCAGGCACAATGCGCGAGGGAGACAGCCATCGGATATATGAAGTTCGAATGGAATTATTCTTGGAGGGTGACCCGCACCCGAAAGGTTTAGCGCGCCCGTACATCATCACCATCCATGCAGCATCCCAGACAATCCTGAGCCTGCGCCGCAACTGGCAGCAAGGTGACTTGGATGAATCGCCGATTGAATGCTATGTCGCGTACCTGTTCCACTCAGGGAAGAACGCGGTAAGCGCGATGGGGCTGGGTCACATTCTATCTAACGTCACGCGGTCGTTGCGCAAAGCGCAGCGCCGAGGCCTAGAGGCCGCCTACCTTCAGAACCACCCGTCGGGCTACAAGCTTTCCAACATGAAGATAAGGGAAGGATCGAGCAAGGTTGTTCAGGGGGAGTTCGTCGACGTAGATACTCCAACAAATGACATTCGCTCTGCGATTATGCTGCATCCTTTTCAGGGGCCGAGCCAAGGGCTGCTGGCGCTGGCGGACAAGATGGAGCAGAACGGTCGAGAGCTGGGCGGGATTGCAGCAATCGACTTCTCAAGCCTGATGAAGTCGGGCGTAGCTGCTGGACCCGCGATGGCTGCCTACGATGAGAGCAACGAATTCCAGACAGCAATCCACTCGCGTCTTTATCACGGTCACGCGACAGAGATGCGCCTGATTATGGATAGGCTGCGAGAGGCGTACGCCGGTCGACCTGTTCCTTACGGGGTGAACAGCGTTCTTCTGCCCGAAGACCTGACGATGGTGAACTTGCTGCCGATCATGCGCCCGTCCCAGATATCAAGGCAGCGCCAAATCCTTGAGGCACATACGGTCTATGAGATGTCTACCGCTGCGCCGGACATTATCGACAGGCGCAAGGCTATAGAGGATTACGTAAGGGCAATGGGGAAGCCTGACGTCAGCGAGTACATTCTTCCTGACCCGTCCGAAGAAAAGCCCGAACCCTCAGACCCTCTCACAGAATACACGATGGTACTCAATGGCACTCCTATCAGGGCTGGTATCAGCCAAAATCACCAAGCTCATATTGATAGTCATGCTTCGCAGATGCGGATGCTACAAACGTCTTCACTTGCGGTGGAACAGGGCATGGCGGCGCAAGCTGCGCTTTCTGCTCACATTGCGGAACACATGGGTCTCCAAATGTCAGTGGATGTTGCGGCACGTATTGGAATACCTCTCGACCAGATGGTCCAAATTCCACCAGAAATGGAAGGGCAGATCGCGGAACAAATAGCTCAAGGTATTGCAGCTATAGAGCAGGAGCGCACGCCTGCCGAACAGGCGCAGGAAAGCAGGTCGCAGGTCGAGCAGATCAAAGGCCAGAACCAGCAGTCGCTTGAACAGATCAAACATCGTCAGGCAATGGAGCTTGAGAAACTTAAAGCGGCTCACGCTGCGCAGCTACAGCAGCAGCGCGATGACGCAGCAATGGAGAGGGCAGAGCAGGACGACGATAGCGCCTTGGCAATTGCCAACCTCCCAAACCGAAACTCAGCCCCGACCCGAAGCGGCGGATTATCTTAAAGGAGATAGACGATGAAGCAACGCGACCCAATGAACTGGTATCATCCTACGTATGATCCACCTGCATTTCCGGTAGAGCCGACGCCAGAGCCAGAGCTAGCGCCAGAGCCAGAGCCAGCGCCTGTCGCAAAGAAAACAACGACGCGGAAGAAGAAAGCAGTTTCGAGTGAGTGAAGTAGCTCTCCTCAACCCGCAAAAGCAAAGTGACACTCTCGACAAGATGGTCCAAGCTGCCGAGTTGAGGTTGAGCACTCATCTGGGATACTTGACTTCAATAAGAGCGGAGAGTTACGAACAATACATCGGAATGTACGAGACCGTCCAAAGCTTTCGGGTCATTCTCGAAGACTTGAAAGACGTACGCGACCGTGCATTAAATATTTAGAGCACCCCTAACTACGGAAAGAAATCGCCCATGTCTTTATTCCTACCGAAAAGGTTAAACCCTGAAGCGCTGGGTAGGTCTGGCGCTAACTGGATGAACAGCGACGCCTTTGTCTCGCGGGCGGATGTCGAGGAGCAGCTCGACACCCTATCTACCTACCTATTCGAGCAGCAAGAACTTATGGGGAGTTACGAGCTACCAACTCCCAGCGGCTGGAAAATCCTTGTGCTTATGCTGACGATCCCCGAAACCTCGTCTGGTGGTGTGATCGTTGTCGATGATGCAAAAGAGGCCCGAAGTCTGGCCTCACCCCAAGGGGTTGTCATTGATGTCGGGCAGGCAGCGTACACTGACGCCGACAGGTTCACTGTCGACGGAGTGTTAAAGCCTTGGGTTGAGCTTGGCGACAGGATCATTTTTGCAAAATATGATGCGACGTTGTTCCAGCTTTCAAACGGCCAGAGGCTAGGGTTCCTGAATGATACCCAGCCAATCGGTAAAATCGATGGAGGATATGTCCTTGTTTAAATCAGTAAAAGTATTCCGCTCGCCTTCAGGCGAAGACGGAAGCGGCGGTGGAGATTTGTTTTACTCAGGGGGCGCTGATGAGGCAGGTGCCGCCGCCGCACCAGATAGAACGTCTATGCTTGAGAGCAGGCTAGACAAGATGGCTACCTCGCTTGACGCATTCATGTCAAACCAGACTGCCGACAAGAAGAAGGCCGAGGTTAATCGTGTTGAAGGCCAGATCGCCAGCGTGATCCGAGAGCAGGACCAAGCCCTCGACGCAGCCGAGACAGCTCTTGCCGAGGCGTTCGATGATGGCGACGGGCGCACGATTGCTAAGGCGCAGCGTGCTGTTGCTGAACAAGCAGCCAAGCGGGAGAGAGTTCTGGCGCAGGCGGAACAGTACCGCGAGAACGCAAAGAACAGTGAAAAGCGCGTCGGTGGACAGCGCACTGCAGAGGAGCTGGACACCACTAACCTAGACCAATGGAAGCAACAGCAAAGCAATTGGTATGGGGTTGACAAGGAAATGACCAAGTATGCTCATGAATTGGATAGTACCATAAGGGCGGCTGGCGTAATTTCTTCTGGATCAAAAGAATATTTTGAGGCTATAAACAGACAAATGAAGAATAAATTTCCTGATAGGTTTTCTGGTACTCCGCCAACAGGTGGAGCCTCCGGTGATAGAGGAGCACCAGCTCCAAGTGCTGGACGTCAGCGTATAGCTGCCTCCGTAGCGGACGGGTACAGACGAATGGGCATCAATATCGATGACCCAGAAGTCGCAAAGCGTATGGTAAGAAATCGTGAGAAGGCCGTTGCAAAGGGCTGGCTCTCCGAGACGCCAAATACCGGAAGGATTTTTCAGAGATGACTGACAATAGAAACGAACGCGAGCGTTCGGGTGCCAAGCGCACCCGCGCATCGGATGACACTAAGACTAACCAGCGCCCCGCTATGTCACAGTGGTCCCCTGCCTCAGCTCTAGCGATGCCAAAGATAAACGGAGACTATCGATTACGATGGATCACCGAGTATGTTAATGGCGTCCACACCCCTCGCAATGTGCAGACTGCACTGCGAGAAGGTTACGAGCGAGTACCTGTGACAGACTTTACGGAGACTTTTATCTGCGATGAGGACATACACGGTGACGGCTTTGCCCGTACCGGTGGTCTGATTCTGATGAAAATCCCCAACGAATTTGCAGAACAACGTGAGGCTTATTATCGCTCTCGCTCTGCAGATGCACTCAGCGGCGCGAATACTTTGCAAGGAGTAGCAGGTTCAAACGCCGTATATGAGGACCGTGGAACTCGCTCGCTATCAGGTAGTGAGGCCGGAGCCGCTCTTAGAAACCTTAATCAATAGTAGGAGAAATCACATGAGTGGTTTTGGACTGCGCCTATCGAGATCACAAGGAATGGAGGGTTTCACTGGGAACCTCAACGGGTTCGCTATCGACCCCTCTAATTCCAACGCGATCTTTACTGGCGATCCCGTCGTTCTAAACGCCGGAGCAATCGAAGCAGCGTCGGACGGCGCGACTGCAATCCTTGGAGTTTTCATGGGATGCAGATTTACTGACAGCGGCGGCGACGTTGTTTTCAAGAACCACTGGGACGGCGGGTCAAACCGGTCAGACGCAGTCGCGTCTATCGCTCTGCCTGTAGCCAGCATGTTCTGGATCAAGGGAGAAGAGGGCGTCGATTTCCAGCCAGCTACTTCCATCGGAGCTGCACATCCGTTCGTCATCAATGCAGGAAGCCCTCAGTACGGTGATAGCCGTGTGACGTTGGGTGCTGCAGGTGCTGGCGCTTTAGTCGTTCACCGTCTGGTGGACATGCCGAACAACAAATGGGGCACAGACGGCCCTCTCCTAGAAGTGTCCTGCAATTTGCAACTCGGCACCTTCTCGGACGCTAGTTAAGGAGTAGATCAATGTCTGCAATTAACAGATCAGCTCTTGCAGAGCACCTATGGCCGGGAATAATTGACTTTTTTGGTCTGGAATACGCCGATTACGAGCAGCAGTACTCAAAGATTTTTGATACACGCGGCTCTACGAAAGCGTACGAAGAGTATGTAATGGAATCCGGCTTTGGCCTAGCTCCAATGAAGGAAGCCGGATCAGCGGTCTCCTTTGACGAAGCGGCTGACACTTGGAAAGGCCGTGTCGAGATGGTTGCGTATGCCCTTGGCTTCGTGATCACTCGTGAAGCTGTGGAAGACGATCAGTATTTTGATCTGATCCCTCGCTACACCCGTGCACTCAAGCGCTCTATGGTTCAGACTAAAGAAGTTCGTGCTGCATCGTTTGTTGATGGCGTATTTTCGACATCAAAGACAGGCGACGGAGTATCTGTCTGTTCCAACGCGCACCCGCTGAAGAACGGTGATACCTTCTCGAACACGTCGGCAGCTAACGCTGACCTGAACGAGACCTCGCTCGAAGCAGCGGTCATCCAGATCGCGGATTACGTCGACGAGCGCGGTCTTCGCATCAACGTGCAGCCTAAGTGCATGATCGTTCCTAACGGTCTGCAGTTTACAGCCGAGCGCCTGATGAAGACTACCTCTGGCCGCGTGGGCACTGGCGATAACGACATCGCTGCGATCCACACTATGGGTATGGTTCCTGAAGGCTACTGCCTGAACAACTATCTTAGCGATCCTCGCTCGTGGTTCCTGAAGACTAACGTCTCGGAAGGCATGGCGTACTGGGATCGTACTCCTCTCGATCTTGAGGACGGAGATGGTTCCGAGACACAGACCATGAAGGTTATGGCTTACGAGCGGTATGCGTTCTCTGCGATGGACCCTCGTGGTTTCTGGGGCGCTGCTGGTCAGTAACCTCCTTCTCTACAGTTCGAAGAAAGCCCGCCTTTTCGGCGGGCTTTTTTTTGTCGCTGAGAAACAATAGGTCAGAAGTGCTGACCTTTTATTTTTTAGGGCAGTCCAACCACTTAGCGTGACTTTACGAGACACAAACTGACTAGATAGGACAGAAGTGCTGACCTTTTATTTTGGGGTTTTTTCCAAAACCAACCACCTAAGGGACGAAATAAGGGGGGTCAGACCCTGATTTGTTTAATCTTTTCTAAGCTGTAACCACTTTAACCACTTTAACCAGTTCTCTATCCCCCATATGAAAAAGAAATAATAAAATGATAGAGGGAGTAAAAAGGTGGCTGAAGTGGTTGAAGTGGTTGAGCTTGCCAGATGTCCCTCGTCTCGCTACAAACAAAGTGAGGGATTTCACCCGCCAATTTAAGGAGAATATTATGAGCCAAATACCCGCAGATAAATCCGACAGCCGCAGCCGATATACCCATCAGGCATATGATGTAACTTACTTTGGCAAGGCGATGGAAACCGGACCTTCGGGCTACGGTTCACGCCTATCAGGCAGCTACACTGCCCTCGTTCCTTTTAGCGCCGACGCAGGCGTTACAGAACCACAGACAATGGGCGACCTGACGTCAGGCATGGTGATTTTAAATATAGTCAACCACAAAGACCTGACTGGCGGCACTGCTATTATCTCGGCACCCGCGTTTGCAGGTCAACCTGAGATGGTCATCAGTGCTACACCTGTCGATCTGTCGGTAGCAGGTATAAGCGCTGTCAGCGTAGAGGCTATTGCTCCACTGGCAATAGACCGTCCGATCATTGTGACGGTTGCTGGCGGAAATGATGGAGAACTTGCCCTCATAAGCTTGATGGTTGCCCCAATCGAGAGCGGCTGGAAGTAATCCATGTCGGTATCGGACACGGGTTTTGACTTTGCTGATTTAGTTGATGAAGCCTCGGCAAGAGCGGGTGGCGAAAGCACAACCGCTGCCGAGATCATCGGCCTGCGTCGTAGCCTGCGTGTCTTAACCGAGCGCTGGGCTGCAAGCGGCTTCAACTCTTGGCGAGTTAAGACGACAAGGGTAGGTCTTTCGGGCGCGACCGGAGAAGTACCACTGCCTCACGGTGTGGACGACGTAATCGTTGTTCAGGCTGTAAATTCAAACTCCAATAACATCTCTAGCATGCGGCGCATCCCCGCGTCGGCGTACGGTCAGCTCACATCCAAGTCTACGAAGGGCCGCCCCAGTCAGTGGTGGCTCAACAGGCTGAACGACCGCCCGACGTTAAAGATATTTCCTATCGGTGATCAGCAAAACGACACCATCGAAATACAATACGTTGAAAGGCCGGACCAGTTTGCTCGCTACACGGACACAAACGATGTGGCTGGAAGGTGGCTTGAATGCTTGGTTATGGGAATGGCCTTAGAGCTGGCTCGGAAAAGACCGCCCTACAATGAAGGTTTGATCCAGCGTCTTAAGATGGAATACGGAGAGGCCGAGGTGATCGCCCAGCAAAACGATAGAGATCGTGCGCGATACAGGTTTAGGATGTGATGATATGGCTGGAAGGAAATCTGTCAAAGGAACTTACCCCGCAAGGTTAGGTTATCCACGAGGCACGGGCTTGGTACAGTGCCAAGCTTCGGGCCAGCTCTTCCACGCAAAGGATATCGTGCGCGACGTTCGGCAAGGTAAGGTGGGCAGGAAGTTTGCCGACCTGACTGCAGGCTTCGGCACGTGGCACCCACAAGACTTACGCCAGCTCGGTGATATGGACGATCCGTCCCCGATCCATGACGGCGTTCCCAAGGATAATAATAATTATTCCAAGCAGGACTTGGGCATTTCGGATCAGGAGATAAAGCTTTCGATCCAAGAGGGCCGTCCGCCAAGGAGAGGCTTTTAAATGTACGATGAGCTGGTAGCAAACACACCGTTGTGGCTTTATGCTGAAAACCGAGACCTTGTGGATCAAATGCCCAAGGTTATTGCGGACGCAGAAGATCAGATCATAAACCTGATTGATCACTACCTGTTCCAGCAGGTGATCCAGATCGCTTTCGTTGATAAGGGTACGCGAGACCTAGACCTAAGCCCCCACCGCATCTTGGAGCTGCGCGCAATGCGCGTCCTCTATCGTAACGGCGGCATGACCCCGCTGGAGAGGCGGGACCTAGAGGCGCTGACCATGCTGTTCGCCTCAAATAGATCGGGCAGGCCACGGTATTACGCCCAGTTCGGCGGCATTGATACGATGCGCCTGTTCCCGACGCCAAGCGAGGACATAACGATAGAGATCACCGCCAACATCGAACCTCCACGCCTCGGACCGTCACAGCAAAGCAATATTATTTCCGATAGATTTCCGCGAGTGATCGAGCGAGCTACCTTAAGGCAGGCTGCTGTGTTCATGAAGAACGCCGAAGACGAGCAAAGGTATGAAGCCGAGATGCAGGCCGCAATCTTAGAGGCGAACTCTGCAATAGGGCGGATGCGACGGGACGAGACAGGCACAAGGCCAATCGAAACCATTAACGCGAGTGGACAGTAGTATGAGTTGCATAATGGAAGTTCCCTATTGCATCATAAAGGGAACCGATTTTAGAACTACGGTCTCCCTGACGGTGGCGTGGGAGGAAGTAATCAATAACCCGCAAGGCTACAAAGGCGAGATGGTGTTTCGGGAGGGCAATTACCCAGACGCGACGGTGTATCTTACTCTGGTCTCATCTATAGAAACCGGCGGAGACGCTCCTGCACAAATCCACTTTCATGCAAACCCCGTGCAGACGGCGCTGTTGCCAAACTACGATATCACAGCCCACGTCGATCTCGTTTCTGACGACGCGCAGTCCCGTCAGCGTCTTTATAACAGCGATGTGGAGCTACACGAATGACCGATAATTACGTAGGAACGATTTACGACAACACGAACCGCGTCGTTGTAGTAAACATGGGCGCTCGTGGTCCGAAAGGCCTGACTGGGCAAGAGGGTCCTGAAGGGGAGCAGGGCGACAGCATCAATGTCAGAGGAGCTTGGGCAAGCGGGACAACATACGCACCTCTGGACGCTGTCGGGGCCAGATCATCGGCAGTTGTCGGTGCTACCAGCCTGTTCATACAGTTCAGCTCCTACCCAACATCGCTATCTGTGACAGAACCCCACCTCGATCCTGCTAGATGGACAGAGGTAGGCGCAACCGACGTCAATGGTTCGTTCGGTGGCGTCTGGCAGATCGAGCAATCAGGGCATCCGTTCTCAAAGGTGGGCCAACCCGCCGCTCTCGGTGCAGCAGGGTATGTGCTGGCATCATCCGCCGACATCAACTCGCTAGCTGTGGGTGTTGTCCGCGAAATCATCGACGCAAACCGTGTGATACTTCAATCAACGGGCGGTATATCCGGCGTGGATAATTCGATCTCCAATACCGGAAATTTCGAAGAGGGTGAGCTGTACTACGTGTCCCCTGTCGCTGGCTTCTTGCAATCATTTCCGCCAAACGCTGCTGGTCAGTTCTCAAATCCTATCTACAAAGCTGACGGCAGCAACGACGGCGTCGTCCTGCCTTGGACGCCTGTGCAGGTTGATGAAGTAAAGGTTGCTATCCCGATTGTGAGGGGCAAGTTCTACTATACAGCTATCGGTGGCGAGACAGACTTTTCGGGAGAAGACGAGAACGGGAACACGCCGGACTTCGTAGGAGCTTCTGTTGATGCATTCCAGAACGGCCTCAACCTAAGCTTCAATGAGTACACCAACGACGACACGACGCTGATCCTGACCACGCCTGCAGCAGCAGGCGACACTATAGAAATCTGGCTATCAAAGGAAGCAGATCGTGGGCTGCAGAGATGGAATAAAGCAGACAACCTCGCCTTTGACGGACTGACACGACAGTTTCCGCTGCTGTTTCTCGGCTCCGCCGTGCCAGCATCTACTTCTTCGTCGTTTATTGTGAGCTTAGACGGGTGCCCACAGGAACCCGATGTCGATTACACCATCTCCAATGTTAACGGAGATGCTTTTATCCTCTTCACCTTTGCTCCAGATGCCGAGACAGGTAGCTGGGTGACTTATGGAGAGGTCTAATGACGGTTAGGAATGTTGGCACTGTCGGATTTGCACCCGACATTGAAGGCGAAGACGCTGTGCGAAACGAGGAGCGCTACCGCGCTGCCGTCGACAATGCCTTTGTCAATCTTTCGATCAATGACGCAAACCTAGACAACCGTGTCACGCGGATTGAGGTGATTGGTCTGGCGCTCGGAGGATCGCCCAACCTTGATGGCGGCAGACCTGATAGCAACTACGGCGGGATCAACGCTATTTTTGGGGGGACGCCTTAATGGCTGTGCAAATTCAACTCAGGCAGGGTACTCCCGCAGAATGGACCGACGCTGATCCCGTTCTTGCCCTCGGCGAGCTGGGGGTGGAGGTAAATGAACCCTCCAGTCAGAACAAATTCAAGTGCGGCGACGGCTCCAAGAAGTGGAGCGAGTTAGAATACTTTCCTCAGGGAGCGCAGGGCGAAGATAGTA